CTATGGGCGATACACCTATCAGCCTGACCAGCCCCGACGACAGGTCAATGCTCCTGTACTCACGCAAGGTGAAGAACAAGACAACATGGTCGAACCTGTTTAACTTAGGCATGGAGCGGCGCGGTGCCACGATGAAACCCAAACAGCGCACCCGCATGTCAGGCAAGGACTTTCGTATTGCAGTACGTAACAACACCGATGTCGTATACAGAACAGTTGGTGAGCAGTGTCGCACCTGTGTCGGATTTGGAAAAGTTCGTCCCGTTCGAAAAGATGGCACCCCCAGCAAGGCTCTGCGTATCTGCAAGACATGCGGGGGCAAGGGTGTCCTCTATCGCCCAACAAACGAAGTTGCAGGATTTAAGATGGTGCCGCGCAACGTGCGTGACGTGGCGGCAGCAGGATTTAAGACTGACAAGGACACACTGGCAGAACGTGAATTAGAACTGTCGGGCACGGCTCGTGAGTTTGCGTCCGCATACGTGCGTTACAATGCCTTGCGTATGTACTTGGGAACTTTTGTGGAAGGAATGAAAAACAATGTCGATGATTACGGAATCATACATCCGGAATTTATGCAGTGTGTTACGGCGACGGGTCGCCTTTCGTCTCGTAACCCGAACTTTCAAAATATGCCACGTGGTAATACCTTCGAAATACGCAAGGTTGTCGAGAGCCGCTTTGAGAACGGCAAGATCATTGAGGGCGACTACTCGCAACTCGAATTCAGGGTGGCAGGATTTCTAGCACAAGATGAGCAAGCGTATGTGGACGTGAAAGAGGGCACAGATGTCCACAGTTATACTGCCGGTGTGATAGGTTGCTCACGCCAAGAAGCAAAGGCTCACACGTTCAAGCCACTCTACGGTGGGACCACTGGCACAGAAGCCCAGCAACGCTACTACAGAGCCTTCAAGGAGAAGTATGGGGGAGTGTCCACATGGCACGAAGACCTGCAGCGAGAGGCCGTTGAGAAGCGAGTGGTGACCCTTCCATCAGGCAGACAGTATGCTTTTCCCGATGCGCGGTGGACAAAGTACGGCACGGCAACACACCGGACAAACATATGCAACTATCCGGTGCAGGGATTTGCAACTGCAGACCTGCTGCCTGCTGCGCTTGTGCGTCTTGACAAGCTATTTATGGCAAGCAAACTGCAGTCAGTGATATGCAATACAGTCCACGACTCTATTGTTATTGACTGTCACCCAGATGAAAAGATCATTTGCGTCAAGCTGATGCGTGAGGCCATGCTGGCATTGCCTGAAGAGACACTACGACGATACAGAGTAAAGTATGACATGCCTGTCGAAATAGAGATAAAAATGGGCGATAACTGGCTTGACTTGCACGTCGTAGAGTAGTAATATCTATCTACCAACCCTTAAACGTAAAGGAGATCGAGAGATCATGTTAGGGACAGAACTAATGGAAATGGACAATGATCTTGACAACATCGTAGCGGCTATGTCGAGCGATAATGTTGAGGAGATGATGAAACTCACTGGACAGGGTGGCGGTGCCACTGAGAAGGTTGGGCTTCCGCGTCTCAATATTAACTATGATCAGGAAACTGAGGACGGCCAGAACCTTGTGCGAGGTGACTGGAAGATGTTCTTCAATGGTCAGTATATCTTTGCCAAAGAGGTAAAACTTCGAGCGTTGCTTCGTACCTACGAGTATTCTATGTGGGACTCTGAGGCTAACGAGGGCAAGGGGGGCTTCTCCTGTAAGTCAGTACAGAAGACCTCGTTTGGTGGTGAGTTTCCTGATACTCAGGGGGGCAACAAGTGTGGACGCCTATCCCGTGATGAAGAGGATGCACTCGACAAGGATGATGTGCGATACCTGACTTCTCGTGCCGTCGTATGTAATCAGGTCATTTACGGACGCATCAGCGGGTCGTTTATGACGCCTGATGGTACTGCTGTCGAAGTGGTGGATGAGCCGGTGATTGCTTACTTCAAGCGTTCAGGGTTCAAGCCTATCGCAGACTTCATTCAGGGCTTGACCAAGCAAAGCAAGCTGATGGCGCAGACGAATATCCTGCTGCGTACAAATCGACAGAAGAAGGGCAGCGTCACCTATTGGACACCGATGCCCACGTTCGATAGCACTGTAGCTATTTCGGACGACGATAAGGAACTGTTGGGGACTTTTGCAGAGACTGTTAAGGGACACAACGAAAACGTAATGAATGGACACAGGGAAGCATCTAAGCTGATGTCAGACGATAGCGATATCGATCTGGCTGCGGATTTCAAAGATGCTGACGCTGCTTAACATTCAAGACTACATGTCTAAGGCTTTGCGGGGGGAGACTTGCGCTTCCCCCGCAGGTCTTTCTGCATTTGTAGAAGAGACGAGACACTCAGTAAACAGGCAACTCACTGAGAAGCGTGGCGAATATCGCATACGTATGTCTGGCTTGGGTCGCCCCCTATGTCAGCAGGTCCTAGAGAAGAAGGGCATCAAAGAGTCGATGCAGTACAATACGCTGTTTCGCTTCTTGTTTGGTGACATCACAGAGGCCATCCTCATGCTTGTGATGCGAGAGGCTGGTGTAGACGTGGTTGATGCCCAGAGGCAGGTTGAACTGAAGCTGGGTGAACATACCATCAAGGGCACTCTCGACGTTATCATACGAGACGAGACGGGCACAGAGAAGGTCTGGGATATTAAGTCGGCAAGCGACTGGGCGTTTAAGAACAAGTTTACTGGGTTTGGTGGATACGACTCCTTGAAAAACGATGACCCATTCGGGTACGTGATGCAAGGCTACCTGTACTCCGCAGCCACCGGTATGCCTTTTGGCGGGTGGATTGTTGTAAACAAGTCTAGCGGTGAAGTTGCTATGGTGGAAGCACCGGAGTGGCAGGATGAAGACCGCGCCAGATATTTGGCAGACGCTGTAGAGCGTGTCAAATTTTTGACTAACCCAGATGTTAAAGAATTCAAGCCGTACCCCGATGAGTTTGAAACGTATCGGCGTAAGGGTGAGACGTTGCGTACTGGCAACAAGGTCTTGGCAAAGGAGTGCAATCTTTGTGGGTTTCGGCAACACTGCTGGCCGAAAGCAGAACTGCACCCTCGTGTAACGTCACAGGCAAAATCACCACCGCAAGTGTGGTATACAAAGCTAAAGACAAAGGAACTGTAACATGCCGTACCTCTTCGTAAGGGACTACGAGACAGAACTGATGGAAATGAACAAAGACCTTCATCACGTCTACGTAGAGTCACATGGCGGTAGTGGTGGTGAACGGAAGATCGTTCGTTTGCGCTTGAACGAGCGAGGCTTGTCTCTTACACTGCGAGATAACTACAGCGAACTGGGTACACTTACATCCAACACTGAAAAGCGTGACATCACTACCCTCGAATCTGAATTGCAAAAGATAGGAAGAGCATCTCACTCAGGAGTTATCGTATGCGTCCCACTGAGCCGTTTGACAAACGAACTCTCCATAATAGAAAAACTTTCCCCAAAAGTGGCAGGGTACGTGGTGCAAAGAATCGGATCGATAGGAATGCAACTATGAAGCGCGGCAATCGTAAGGCGGGCTTTCGATCCAACTTCGAGTTAGACATAGCGAAAAAACTCAGCGGCAAAAAAATTCCGTACGAATACGAGAAGATGAAGCTTACGTACGTGCCCAAGCCGCGCACGTATACGCCAGACTTCCATCTCACAAAGCACGACATAATTGTAGAGGCAAAAGGATACTTCGACAAGGGTGACAGGATAAAGATGCAGTTGATCAAAGAACAGCACCCTGACTTGGACATTCGCATCGTGTTCCTCAATGCGCGTAATAAAATTTACAAAGGCAGTAAGACTACGTATGGTGCGTGGGCTGAAAAGAATGGATTCAAGTGGGCAGAAGGTTCTATACCAGAGGAGTGGCTAAAAAATGACGACGATTGATGAGAGCGAATATGAAAAAGCAACTCTGATGCCGAACAGGTGGTATATTATACTGCGTAAGGTTGACGAGGAAAGCTTCCACGTGTCTGCGTACGATACCACAACCGAAGAGGATGAAGAATACTACGAGGCTGGCACAGTCGTAACAAATGGTATCATGGAACTCTTGGACTCTGATTTTGATAGGGTCATGGAAGCGGGCTTGGCGCGTTTGGCGTTCCTAAATGTCAAGCAGAAGATGGAAGATGATGTGGACGCACCCGTTGTCGAGCATGAGGATGGTACAAACATAGTCAAGATAGATTTTGGTAAGACGCAATGATCAAAGAGAACTGGAACTTAAATAGCTATCAGATGCAGGCTCGTAAGTTTGCCATATATCCTGAACGCATGAAGATAACATATCCCGCTCTTGGTCTCGCTGGAGAAGCAGGCGAGGTAGCAGACAAGGTTAAAAAGATTTTTCGTGACAACCGTGATGATCCCCGGTTCAAGGGCGAGATAGCAAAAGAGATAGGTGATGTCCTATGGTATTGCGCCGCCCTAGCAGACGACTTGGGCTTTAGCCTGCAACAGATTGCAGAGATGAACATATACAAATTGAAATGCCGCATGAATGAAGGTACGATTACAGGCAGCGGAGACAACCGATGAGACACGATCAGTACATGAAGATACGCAACGAGGATTACTTGGGGGAGAGAAGCAAGGATGCCGATAACGTCAATCATCCGCCACACTACAATCAGGCAGGTATCGAATGCCTCGACGCAATCGCAGCGGCGACAGGCGACGGATTCGAGCATTACTTACAGGGAAACATCCTCAAGTACCTCTGGCGGTACAGATACAAAAACGGACTCGAAGACCTCAAAAAAGCCCAGTTCTACTTAAATAAATTGATCACAACAAAGGAAGATAGTCATGAATAATATGTTGCCCACACCCTACCAACAATTCATCCACAAGTCCCGCTACGCTCGTTGGCTCGACAGCGAACAACGTCGAGAGAACTGGGACGAGACCGTGTACCGATACACAAACTTCATGCGTAATCATGTCAAACGCAAACATGATTTTGACATCTCCGATACTGATCTGTTCGACATTGAGCAAGCTATTATCGGTCAAGAGATCATGCCTTCTATGCGGGGTATGATGACTGCGGGTCCAGCCCTAGAGCGAGACAATATTTGTGGCTACAACTGTAGCTACATTCCGGTGGACAGCCCCCGTTCGTTTGATGAGTGTATGTATATCCTGATGTGCGGCACAGGTGTAGGTTTTTCTGTAGAGCGTGAGAACGTGGACAAGCTGCCCGTGATCAGTGATGCTATGCACGAGACGGACACAGTGATCCGTGTGGGTGACTCGAAGCCGGGATGGGCAAAATCTCTGCGTGAGTTAATTGCGCTGCTGTACGCTGGACAGATTCCGCAGTGGGATTTGTCCGCTGTGCGCCCATCGGGTGCCCGACTCAAGACGATGGGCGGAAGGGCATCTGGCCCCGGCCCTCTGGATGACCTGTTTCAGTTCACTGTTGCCCTGTTCAAGAAGGCACAGGGTCGTCGCCTTTTTCCGATTGAGTGCCACGATCTGATGTGCAAGGTCGGCGAGATTGTCGTAGTTGGTGGCGTACGTCGCTCCGCCCTGATATCGCTATCGAACTTGAACGACGATCAGATGGCACATGCCAAGTCTGGTGCGTGGTGGGAGAATGAGGGCCAACGTGCGCTGGCTAACAATTCTGTTGCCTATAAGGGCAAGCCAGAGATGGGGACATTCATGCGTGAGTGGCTGGCCTTGTACAACTCCAAGTCAGGAGAGCGTGGCATCTTCAACCGTGAGGCTGCAGATGTACAGGTTGCTCGTAATGAGCGGCGTGAGACAGGGCATATGTGGGGCACAAATCCCTGCTCTGAGATCATCCTGCGTCCCTACCAGTTTTGCAATCTGTCAGAGGTGGTCGTACGTGAAAACGATACGCTGGAGTCCTTGAAGCGCAAGGTGCGCCTCGCAACTATCTTGGGCACTCTGCAGTCAACCCTAACCGATTTTAAGTATCTGAGGAAAGTATGGCGGGACAACACAGAAGAAGAACGCCTCTTGGGCGTTTCCTTGACTGGTATCATGGATCACTGGATTTTATCCAAGACCGTAGATTCCCCTCTCTGGCTAGAAGAGATGAAGCAAGTCGCCGTCGATACCAATCTGAAGTTTGCCCAGATGCTTGGAATCCCTCAGTCCGCCGCTATCACTTGTGTAAAACCATCGGGCACTGTGTCACAACTCGTAGACGCCGCTAGTGGCATCCACGCTCGTCACAATGACTATTATATTCGCACAGTGCGCGGAGATAACAAAGACCCGCTGACGCAGTTCCTCAAGGAACAGGGCGTATATAGCGAGGCGTGTGTGATGAAGCCAGACTCTACGACTGTCTTCTCTTTTGCTATGCAGTCACCAAAGGGGGCTGTGACCCGTGATGATATGACTGCAATCCAGCAGCTTGAACTGTGGAAAACATATGCCCTGCACTGGTGTGAACACAAGCCGTCCGTCACAATTACAGTGAAAGAACACGAATGGATGGACGTGGGTGCGTGGGTGTATGAAAACTTTGATGTGGCGTCAGGCGTATCCTTCCTGCCTCATAGTGATCATACGTATCAGCAGGCTCCGTACCAAGACATCGAAGCTGATGATTACTTGGAGTGGCAGCAAGAACGTGGCAGTCTGATGATTGACTGGGCTGCACTGTCTACGTACGAGAGAGAAGATAACACATCAGGGTCACGCGAACTGGCGTGTACTGCAGGCGTGTGTGAGGTTGTTGATCTCAATGCCGCCTAAGAAGGAAAAGAAAAAGCCACCCCTCGTGTGGAAGCAGGGTGACGGATGGATTCAATACGATCCCCATCCTCATCATCCCTGCTATGAGGAGTGGATGTTGAAACGAGAAAAGCATGAGCAAGAGAAATAGTCCTAATCCCTACACAGGGAATCCCATGTACTACAAGGATAATCCTGAAGCCGTAAAGAAACGGGACTCTCGACGCATGTTTGTCAACGGCAAAGAGGTTTCTAAGTCACACCCCCTACATCGTCCGGGGAGATACAAGTCTCTGGATGATGCGTGGTCGCATGAAAAGATTGAAAGCACGAACGAGGGTGAGGTTTATGCTATCACCAATCCTGCGTGGCCTGACTGGATTAAGATAGGTAAGGCGGTGCGGGCAGATGATCGTCTCAACGGATATCAGACCTCATCACCGCACAGAGACTACGAGATTCTTGCACGAATACCCGCAAGCAACAGGCATGAAAAGGAACTTGAAATGCATAAGCGTTTCGAGGACAATGCCAGTAGACGCAAAGGCGAGTGGTTCAATACGGATGAATCCACTGCCATTCTTTTGTTCCTAGAGGAAACAGATGATACAAGTAAAAATAACTCCTGAGATCATAGCCCGCGCAAAAAAGAAAGCTGCCACTGTAGGTAATCTACAGGGCAGCATCACGGGCAGTTTGAGTCATGTTGTTGGCGCGATAGGAGAGATCATCGTGGCTGACACTATGGGTGCAGACCAGTCAAACACCTACGACTATGATTTGGTGAGGGACGGGGAGCGGATCGACGTAAAAACGAAACGCTGCAACACCCGTCCCTTTCCACACTACGACTGTTCGGTGGCTGCACACGGTGCCAAGCAGGATTGCGACAGTTATATATTTGTACGCATCCTGACCGACTCATCGCAAGCGTGGATACTGGGTCACATTCCGAAGAAGGAATTCTACACAAAGGCAACAAAGTATAAACGGGGTGACGTAGACCCCGCAAACGGCTTCACGTTCAAGGCCGATTGTTACAATCTACCTATTAGTGAGTTGTCCGATGTCAAACAAAGCATCGCTGTTTAAGTTCGAAGCAAATCTCCTTACCAATGGAAAGGTGGAGTTGCTTTGCGAATCTGTTAAGCCAGAAGAGTTTGAGGGCGTAATCAACAACGGGTTGCCGGAGTATGATGGAGCGCACTCCATAGCAACCCTGTTGAGATATTTGAATTCATGGGCAAACGAGGCGATAGACAAGTCTGCCAGATACATCTAGCTTTTGCCCTTGCCGTCTGCAGCGTAGAACGGCACCATATCACCGGCATCATTCCTGACCATCTTTAACTTGCCTCCACCTGCCATCATTGGCATCTTTGGCTTCTGCATCATCGTGTTCTGCATCTGATTCTGCTGGCCCTGTGTGGCTGTCATCATGCCCCCCGCTTGAGCCTTCTTGCGGGGTTTCTTTTTGGTGGTAGCCATGCCGCCGTACATCATCGGCTTACGCTTTGCAGCCCCGCCGTACATCATACCCTTGCGCTGGCCGTTGTTGTACATTTTCATTAGTTTTCTCCTAGTTTTGAGGTTGCCCAAACAATGCTTGAGCATCTGTTTCTGGTGCTGGATCGGTTCGTGGTATTACGAGGTCTTGGAATGCGAAGCCCAAGTCTGCCTTAGATCGGATGGTTCTGCTATCGTCTGTGGTTGTAGGTCCACCCATAGTGAATTCGTAGCCAGTGCCTGTGCGTACTCTGAGTGGCTCCGGCTGATGCGTAGCGTTGTAGCGTTCGAGTCCGATGGATAGCATCTGGAACATCTGCTTTTCCTTTTCGAACGGTAGAGGTTTTCCTGTGCGTACCATCTCCATAAACAACTCACCAACTTTAGGATTCTGGATAATTTGCGTCAGCATGGACATATTTCTGTTACGCATCTGTTGGAGGACAGCCTCTGTGCCAACATACCTGAAGCTTACGACGCCACGATTGATTGCGTAGAAGCGGCTTATGTAGCTTTCTACGGAAAACGAACGAGGTATTCCTGTAAACCTTATACGATTATCAAGCTTGGTCTGTTCCTCTGCCATGAAAGCAAGGACCGACTTGTATGTCTTGTATGCTTCTGGACCCACAGCGTCCTCTACTGCCCTAGCTACGGCAGGATCGTTGATTCCTAGAAGAGAGTTTAGCTGGTTCATGTCTACGTCGTAGTCAGGGGTCAGTCTCTCTGCACCACCCACCATAGTCTTGCCGGTGTTTGCGGTGAATGTTCCAGTTGCCTTGAAGGCTCTATTGGTGATGGCCTCACTGACAACAGAACGCATTACTTCTGATATCTCGTCATCATTTAGATTGCCAACAGTCTTGAGATGATTCTTGAGAAGGGCTATCCTCTCCGGACCTCCTCCGACCAATACGTCTACAGCCTTTACAGCGTCGAGATTTTCAGGACTGTATCTGCGTAGGAATTCTATGGAGGTCTGTACGCCGCTCTTGACTACGCGAAGCTGCCTGCTAACCTCGCTTGCATTTTCTTTCGCTGCCTTTTTCATCGTGGACTGTGCGTTTGCAAAGGCAATCTCACCGACTGTGTCTTCAGAGAATTCCATCATGTGCCGGAATATTTTGTTGGTGTTCATAAGGGCGACGACATTGCCGTCTGCGTCTATGCCAGTGAACAACTGTTCGTACTTCGAAGACATGTCCTCGAACTGTTTGAAAGTAAGATCACCGCGTTCCAAAGAGTCCATGATCCACTGCCTATACGTAGCAGCTATAGACTCCTTAACAAAACGTCCCTCTGGTGTTCGTAGGTCAATCCTCCGTGTACCGTCCGGCTGAAGAGTTCCAGCAGCCTCAACAAGAAATGCAAAATCTTTATCTGCAGTCGCCTTGTCCTTTTTTGCCCACGTAGCCACGTCTAGCCACGTAGGGGGTGGATTATTTCCGTATGAAATACCGCCGGGTTTATCCGCAGTTCTTCCAGTAAATACTCGCGGCTCTCCCTTGAATGTATTTGTACCCAGCCAAGTTGATACAAGAGGGTTGCCTCCCTCAAAACGATTCATGTGTTGACTCCAGCCCTGATCAGCAACACGCAGGGCTTGACGAACAGGCATGTCCGCTTGTGTACCGTCCGGCAGAGTTACTGTTGCTATCAAGTCACCAGCATTTACACGATTGCCTTGAGAATCGGTTACGGTAAAGTTGCCCAGAGCCTCATCTGCTGTCATCCGGAGACGTGAGTAGTCAGCTTGTGCAGAGTTCTTGTTTGCTTTGCCCGCTCTAAACGACAGTTGTCCCAAGCTTTCGCGGGCTTCTTTGACTTGCAAAAAGTCTAGGGGAAATACTTCCATGTCTATCCCCTTTGCAGCATTTTCGTCACGCATAAATTTGACGACTGCAAGAGCCTCAGGTACGCCTGTTGCCAGTCGATTTCCTGCACGAGCCTTAGCGGCTTCAATAATGACCTCTACCTCGACGCCTCGCTTTGCAGCAATAATAGAAAGTGAGTTTTCCGCTGCACCTGTAAGTGTTCCCAAAAGCTTGCTTATGCTCCCCGTGTTCACGGAGTCCGGATTCATAGCCTTTAGAAGGTCTATGTTTTCGTCCTTGCCCATGACGGAGAATATGTCATCCAAAAGCTTGCCGCCGTCTGATGTGGCAATCCCCATGACTCGTTGACCATCCGGCCCCGGCATACGGAATATCTGTCCGTTGAGACTCTTGTAGGGCAGAGAGGCGTTCTGATAGGATGTAGAGCGAAGGTTTTCCATGCCCAGTGCAAACAAATCAGATGGCTTTCTGTATAGAGGAAGTACACCATCTTCTGCAGCATCAGGGAAAGCATCGGGAGTGATTCTTTTAACATCTTGCCCTGTAGGCAACGCCCTGCGAACAACAGTCTTTAATCTAGATGTGATCTCGTCGGAGAAAGCGTCAGACGTTGCTTCAATCTGTTGACGCACCTCTACACCCCTTGCCGGATCGATGAATTGAACGCCATCTCCCTTGAGACGAGCAATTACTGCAGGCATGTTTTCGAATGAGTCAGGCGACATGTGATGAGCAAGGCCCGTTTGATCACCCCGAATTGTGGCGAGTGCTATTTCTACTCCGTTATTGTTTACAAACTCCATGTCAGCTTCTAGTTGGCGTATCTTGTTTTCGGAGTTTTCAAGAGCAGCCTGTACGGTATCATACAGCTTTTTGACTCCAGAACCTTCCTCACGTGCTTGGGGATTTGATCCCAGCCTTTCAAACAGAGAACGAAGTTCTGCTGTGAGTTGTCCCTGCGCGTTCTTAATGTTTTGTAATTCGCGAGACGCTAGATCAAATCCTGCCGTTCCCGGAGCATCTAAATCCATACGCATACCCTCTTCAAGAGTTTGCAGGATGGATAGCTTAAATATGTTTGAGGCTGACCTGTTAGTGAGTTCTGCTGGGACACCCGCTCGTATCAGTTCTGCAGACAACTCGTCAAAGTATCTTACACGAGCCATAACACCGGCAACAAAGTCGGGGTCCATGTTTTCCATGTTCTTGCCCAGACGAACAGCGTTAAGCAGGTCGAGGGGGGATGTAAAAGAACTCGTACCTACTTCATTGGCTCCTCGCATTAGGTCCTTCACAAACACAGCGGCAGTTCCGGCCTTGCTTCCGCCATACAAGCCCAGACCTGCTAGGCTACCAAACAATTCCCAGAGCATCATGTCGCCGCCGTAGTTTTGACCTACGATGTTTCCAGCGGCACCACCCAGTATGACCGTAGCGTCAAGCTTTGTCGATGTACGCATAAACGCAGGAACTTCAGACAAAGCCACAATGCTGCGTAGTTCGTTTTTGCTTCGATCAATCTGCCGTGTAAGTTCGTCCAGTCTTGCTTGATCAGCAGGAGATGTGGTCTTGCCACTATTTTTAATCCGTTCCCGAATTGCGGCACGTTCTTGAATCTTGCCCCTGCGATAGGCTATAAATTTGCTCACCTCTTCCCTCTTGCCGACTGCCAGAGCAGCATCTTCAAGCTGGAAGCCCGCCTTGAGGGCACTGGTGGTTCTGAATCCATTGATGAATGATATAGGTTTGGCGGCAACCCCTGCAGCAAAAGCGATAGGCTTCCCCGCTAGGGGGACATACATAAGCATGTCATGTATGACATCACTCTTGACTGTGAAGGTTGTGTTTGTAAAGGGAAGGTCAACTTCTTGTTTACGCTTTGCCTTGTAGCGCAGCAGGATGTCATCCGGCGTAGCGTCTGGAAACTTCTTTCGCATGTCGTTTGCAAACAACTGGAAACGCTGCATCTCTTTTGCACCACGCAAAGATTGTGCAAGTCGTGTAATTCCCAGAGTGAACTTGGCCTCAACCGCAATGTTTGCCAGTGCAGTCGTGGGACTAGAGTAGAAGCGCGAAAGCTGTTCAGCCTGATAGTTTGTGATGTCGAGGCCCAGAGCATCGTAATGATCTTGGATCGTATCAGGGAGACGAGGCAGCCACCTGTCATGCAGGGCTTCTCTTCCCTGCGGTGTACTCAGGTTGTAGCCGCCAATGCCCTCGAAGTTAAGCTGGGCATTCCACAGTGTAAGTGCCTCGAAGCCCTCACCTAGCACCCACGTTCCCATGTCCACACCAAAGCGAAGGGCTTCCGTAGGAGAAGCGGCAAGGATAGACTTATCGCCGTATGATATACTGGACCCCAGAAGAGTGTCTTCCAGTTGCGGTATGACTTGCTTCAAGGACAGACGGTGCTTGAGGACGCCCGCAATGTTGCGCTCACTCATGCCACGCTGACGAAAGTAGCGAACAAACTTGTTGGCGAACAACGCATCCAGAGTCTGTTTGTCGTGTCCTGCAACAAACAGGTCAGCACTACCATCTTCCCGCTCAATGAACGGAACATTCATTTTTAGGTACTTTTCGATTTCTTCTGGCTGACGGGTCCACTGCTCTGTGATTGCTTGGTACGGAATCTCTTCCCTGTCAACTAGAGTGCGTCCATCGCTTGTCTTGAGTTCAAACTCTAGGGTTTGAGCCTTGTTCTCCTCAAGCAGGCGGACTCGCTCTTCGAAGGATATCGGACCAAGTACAGCTAGGGAAAACTTTTTTAGGGGATACTTACCATCTGCTCCCGGCTGGGCGTTCGTATCTTTTGCAAGGAACGAAGTGGCACCCATGACCATATTCTTGTAAGCTTCTTCGTCTACACCAGCGGCAGCGAATGCTTCCTTAGATGTGACGATGAAATCGTCGGGTTCGAACTTCGACTTGTCTAGGACGTTTTCCCGCATACTTGTAAAGCCGGTGCCCAGTATAGATGGCTCAATCGTCTTTGTAGATTCGCCAGTCAGGACAGGTGACACAGGGGGCTTATCGCCCAGAGAGAAGGGAAGGTAGCCCAAGCCAGTCATTTGACCCGGAAGCCTATACTCCGAAGTCTTGAGATCAGGACGAGGTGCAGGTTCGGCGGGAGTCCCTGCCGATGTAAACTCTTCTAGTGCAGCAGCTTTAGCCGCTTCATCCTCCGGCTCATCGGCGGGGGGCTGCGGTAGAAAAGTGTTTGCGCCTTGTGGTTCTTCTGACATGCTAGGTTCCTTGAAGTCGCTTGCGGGTAGTCGCTAATAATTCAGGAGGGATTTTGTCGATACTTTCAAACTTCCCATTAGGGTTGTCTTTTGCATCATACGGTCTGTTATTTCTACGCATGTTGAGACTGTCAAAAATAACTTGATCGTCTACTTTGACGCCCTCTGGCCCTGCTCCACGAATCCTAGCCGCAATCGATCCTGCGTTGACTGCACGATGATACCCGCGTGGATCATTGTTGACTGCAGACAGTGCCTTTACGAAGTAGTAGGCTGCAGCTTCTTGGGGATTCTGCGACATCTGATAGTTCATGTCTGTAGCAATGTCCTGCGCGATAAGCTTGATCTCTTCAAGAACTGCAGTTTGAGATTGCGGCGTAGCTGTAAACTTTTGACGCAGAGCCTTCAGGATGATGGCAACGTCTTGGTCAGAAATCGTACGTCCACCCGTGCCACCCTGCATCGTAGCTGACAGTTCATAGGCAAGCGATACAATGTAGAGTTGACGACTGGCATACAGACGCTTAACTTCGTCGTCCTTTATACCTGCAGCTTCTGCGGCAATATCGTTGATTATGCCTTCGATCTCTTGTCTAGCGAGTTTTGCCTCTGGCGAGTTGTCAGGTGGCAAGGCTTCGGGATTTGTTTCAAGGTGCCTTTCGTAGATGCTATTTACGTAATCATCCAGATTGCCCGTAATTTCACGTGCAAACGCTTCCGCATCTCCCATGTTAAGAGCAGCTTTTGCTCTAGTAAGAGCCTCATTACCTAAGTAAAATAGTCCATCCACAGTCAGTTCGATATCTCCGACAGCTACAGAGCCTCTGTATCCACCCTGTCCATTATTCATATCAGGATCAAACAAAGTGTTGATCATCTTGTTAGACAAATCGATAACACGATAGGCACTGTTTTGTTTGCCTACAAGTGACTGAAACTGTTGATCAGTGACCCTAGTAGAAAACTCACCAATGCCGTTACGCATTGCTGCCGCCTTGAGGTCTGGCGGAATGAACGAAGTTCCGTTCATGGGATCACCGACAATGCCGCCAATCAGGGGAGTTACAGCAGTTACGAGGTCAGACAGACTCTCCCCGGAACCAATGTACTCCCTTGAAAAGTATTGGAAGTCGGCAGACTTGGTGGCTGATCCATTTGCGGCATCAACAAAAGCTGTGAACATAGTCTTGTTGCCAGCACCCGCAAGCTTCTTAGAACTCATGTTAATCCATGCGTCTAGGATAGGCTGCGATCTCTCGAATGCAACTACGCCATCGACCATCACAGGCTGACCGTTTCGATCATACTTTTTATTCATAAGAGAGATGATGTCGAGGTTAGTGCGATTCTGTACTCCATCGTTTACAGCAAGGAAGATAGGATTCAGAGTATTGCTAACAAAGCTTGCATACTTTGCGGGAATGTTTCCGCCCACCACTGTAGTGGATGACCCAGACTCCACAGGATTTTCGATAGCGTTGTCTTCGTCTATAGTCGCTTCGTTTGTGCTGGTTACGGCAACTACAGGAACGTCACTAGAGGCCCCAGAGTTAGCCAAGCGATCACTAACACTAAGCACTGTGTCCTGCACTTGTGTGGTTTCAATCCCAACCAGATATTCCCGCATACCCGGAACAGCAAATATTTGCGGGTATACGCTCTTTACGTGAGCGGCTAGACTCTTGTTAAGGAAGAGGCTTTGTCCTGTTTGTTCTTTGCTTTGTACATCAAGCATATTCAAATGACTGACTACGAGAGGACCAAACGAGTTGACGTATTCCGCTGCTTGTCCCTCCTCAGCGAGTTGCTTCAGGTTGTCAGCATTGAGAGTCCTGTTCATTCGCGCCAGTTGAACGCCCATGTCGAGTTCTGAAGGCGCACCCAGATGCACGTCTGTTCCCTTGATCTTCATGGGCACGTTCATGGACGCGGCTATCTTGGCTTCCCCTAGAAGTGTAGATTCTGAACCCGTTACGCTCACTTCGCCTGTCGTGGGAGAAACGGTTCCTTTTCTACTGGATGTCATAGAGTCTAGCTGATCTTCCGTGGCATCTTCTATCGGCACATTCGTAAAGTCGGGACCAGAAATAAGTTCTACTTCACGGCTCTCAACTGCACCATCAAGAGAGACAAAGCCACTGCTGTCTCGCTTACCTATGCCTGCATATTCAAATCCGGCTACACCCTTAAACGTATTTTCCAATGCAGCCTTCGTAGGTGCAGTTACTTCCACACGCCTACCATTCGCATCAGTTATGTAGCCGACTGCTACGCGGGTTTCCCCATATTTTATGCTTGTGGTAACTGTCTTTGTTATTTCACCGTCTACGGTTGTAGCTTCCTTATTTACAACTGTAATTGCAGAAGGGGAAATGCCTCTCTCCCGTGCAATTACGGCAATATCCGTAGGGTTTTGATCTGTTAGAACAGTATCGTCTGGAAGTACGAGATCAACAACACCCTTCGTAACTTCCACGCCCGGAGGGCTGTAGCTGCTTTTCAGTGCCTTGTCTATTATCTCTTGGGTAAACCTATCACGCGTGATAGAAAATCTGTCAAAGGCAATGTCGTCCCTACTTAGACCGCGTTTAGCCAACTCAGATGTAAATGAGTCGTCTGTTAGATTTGGCACGGTTTCTGTGCCGCCACCCGGTTTAGGGAAGTACGCGGTGATTGTTTCAGACTTCAGAGAATCAACAGGTCTACGTATACCCGTAAATTCACTTACCGTTTCTTCACCACCGGTTTTTTCTCCCGAAGCAGTTACAGTAAAAGATACTGTTTCGATTTTGTTACCGGTCTCTCGTGCAACAGGCGCAACTGTCGTCAGCGTACCTTGCACAATGTTGTTGTCGGCATCGACGGTGCGGTACTCCTGTTTGGTCCTGTAGCCACGAATAACGGAAATGTTTTCAGGGCTGTAGATGGTGGGACCATTTTTGCGGTTTGTATGGCCTATGGCTGGTCCTGTAATTTTTGACGAGACGCCCGTACCACTCAAGTCACGCTGCATCAGGGGCGGCAGGCTTGCATTCTCTTGTAGAAGAATTTGTTTAATTTCTTTTGCTGTGCGCGGTGTTTCACGGAAATTGAACAGAGGAATGTTAGGATCGGGTGTAAAATCAGAATTTAGGTTAAATTTGTTACCGTCTGATCCCGGATTGTAACCCAGAGCAGTAGCAAGCTGTGTCCACTCCGGTCCCGGAGATTTCGTCATCTCTGGACCGAATGATGTGGTGTACTCGATGTTGCCATTGCCGTCGCCCCACATGGCGGTGCGTACGCCAAGCGCACGTAGTTGATCCAGAGCCTTGCGGTCTGCCGCTGCTGCAGCTACTGCTATATCTTTCTGGCCTATGGAACTCTGCTTTGCCGCCTCTATGTCTATCGTGTCCTGCTTTTCTTGCGCCTTTGCAGCAGCCTCTGCCAGTTGTTTAGCAGCAGCAGCCTCTTTATCTTTTTTACTACGGTATCCGCTGGCAACAAACAGTCCCAGTTCCAACAAACCACTCATGCTACTCTACCTCACCTTCAGGCGCGTTTAAAAACGAAGCAGGGGCTTCTGCTTGAGGATATACAACTCGTACCGACGCCTTCTTCTCTGCAGCCATACGTATATCTTCGTTTATTTTCTCATTCATAGCTTTGTACAGTTCCGGATTGCGGTCCTTTACAACGTTGAAGAAAGTCGCATCCTCGACTTCACCCTCAGATACCTCCGGATCAACAAACATTTGTGGCTCGAAACCAGCCTGCAAAGCCATGTCAACCAGCGCAATACCCAGCGCAGGCTTCATAAGTTCAGCAACGTCTGGGGTGACTGCTCCCGCCATGAACCCCTTGAAGGCAAGCTGTTCTACGATCTCTTCGACAGTGATACCGGCCAGCATCAGTTTGAGCATGTCGTCACGAGCAGGCCCATTCGACATCATCTCTAGCGCGTGATCGATAGCGTCATTCGGATTCGGAAACTGTGGCGGCTGCTCCCACTTCCATTTGCCGGGTGCGTCTGTAAGAGAGTTGCCCGGAGGAACGGCTAGGGCTGTGATTTTGTCCATCATGCGCTTGTCAATCCTTTATACTGACGCCGTTTTGCGCTTGTAGTTTGTGCGAGTCCTGCAGTCGATACAGGTGAAGCTGTAGGTAATCTGGAAGCGGCAGGCAAACCCATCATCCGAACTTGTTTTGCAAGATATTGGCGCATTGCATCAGTCTGCAGAGCAGAAGAAACTTGCGTTCCGTTGCCAATCGGAATCCTGCCAATCTGTCCCGGCTGGAAATTAGTGTCAGTCCGAATTCCGGTTGCTGTTATCTTGCCGGGGGTAATCGCTTGATCAAAACGTTGTGCCGCACTTAGACTCTGCACTGCCCCTATAGCTGCCTCTGCATCACTAGACTGGCCTATGCCCAAGAAGCTGCCGGTTTCCGTAATTGCTTTGCCTAGTGTAGACTGTCCGAACGAGGTGTTTTGAAAGGGTGTTATATTGAACTTGTTAAATACCTTTCCGGCAAAAGTATCATCAGTGTATGATGCACCTACGTAATCTCCTGCACCGCCGTAGCCACCTAAACTTTGCTCTCCAAAAAGGTACCGACTGCCGAAATATCCTGTAGCAGCTAGTGCCGCTATCTTTAAGGTTTTGCCACCTACAAGCTTTGACAACCAACTCATCGCTTATCTCCAGATTTTATCGATTATTTCGTGCTTTAGGAAGTCGTCATACTTTTTATCGTATGCTGCCTCATTCGCAGCGATAGCCGCAGCCTGCATGGCGGCATTGTGTGCGCGATCTTTTGCGTTCTCTGAAATCTTCATAGTCCACGCAGCCTTGTCGCGATAACGCTGCCAGAGAGCGTTAAGAGCATTTTGCTGAATACCCAGAAGGTTCAGAGCGTTCTGCCTGTTTGCTTCGTTCTGTGCTGCAGTGTTCCGTGTGTTTACTGTACGACGCCACACGGCGTTGCTTTGATCGATCTCAAGCTGCATGTTAGCGTTAAACTGATCGGCTGCTGTTTCCATCTGTGCATTGAACTGTGCGATTGCAACCTTCTGATTCGAGTTAAACTGTTTTACAGCGATATCGCGGTTGATGTTTGATGCCTCAATAGATGCACCCATCTCTGCAAAAAACTGATTTATTTCGTTTTCAGACTTAGCGTTAAACTGCTTGGCCGCATTGTCTGCGGCTTGATCAGACAGGAGTGTCTGCAGTTTAGCCTGATATGTAAGGGTATTGGATTGCTGCTCATTCGTTACGTTTTGCATATCCATAGACAGAAATGCTTTGGCGTTATTTACTGCAGCCTGTTGGCGGTTGTTGAGATTTGCCATATCCATCTGCAGGACAGCGGCGGCGTTTTGCAGAGCGGCCTGCTGTTCATTGTTCAGGTTCTGTAGCTGAATCGTGGCGTACTTTTGTGCATCCTGTGCAGCAATCGGTATGCCCGACTCCATCATAGCCTGCATCGTCGCTGCTGCAGCCATAGAGGACGAACCCAAGCCACGAGACTGCATAACAGCAGTGACCTTGCGAACGGCAGGAGCGGCCCACGCAGGTGGAGGACCCCCCTCTTCAATGCCCTTGAACAACTCTGCCAGTTGATAGCGAGTGGTTGCGCGAGGGTCGAGTTCCTGAGTGGCGGCTTCGGCAAGGGCTTCTTTGGATACGACACCCTGTGCCGCAGTCATAATTGACCCTTCTGACAGTTGCCCCTTCGCTGCTTTTGCTTTGCCTACATCGTCTGCTTTTGTAGAAACGTAGGATGCAGCATCAAATTCTTTAGGCTTTCCTTGATCCGTAGATACTATAGCGTCAGGCGTTTTTACTTTAGTGGGAGCATCGATTTTCTTATCAGCAGTGGTCAGGAGTTCATCAGTTTGAACTTCTTGATCTTCAGACTCTATCTTAGTGCCTTCGGGCATTTCAGTCGCAGTGGACTGCTTTTCCATAGCTTTGACGGCAGCTTTATCTTTTTCTGAAATATTCTCGTTGGCCATACTAATTCATTCCCATAAATACTGTGACCACCATCGCAACCACCATAATCGTACTACCCATAATCATTGCTTCAAGACGCCACATGCGCTTGTCTAAACTCTCTAGCTTCTCTTGCACAGCGGCATACCGGATGGCGCACTCTTTCTCGTGCGCTTCCAGTTCCATCTGTGTCTTGAGTACGGGTTCCATCGTCAGCTTCATCAGGATGCTTTATAAGCCTTACCGTCGCTGATTGCTTTTGTCGTAGCCGCCATGTCCTCAGAACCCCAGTCGGTCATTGCCTTCATAAGTTCAAGGTGTCCCACATTGCGGTCAACACAAGCCTGACGGTCAGCGGCATCTTCGTCTGCCATCTGAGAGCCAGCGATTACAGCGTTGATAAGGTCAACCGAATGACCCATAGCCGTGTAGTCTTGTGCGAGTTCTTCTGTTGTTCGTGCCATAGGTTTCTCCTCTATTCGGCTTCAAGTGCTGCAACTTTCGTTTCCAGCGTTTCAATGCGGGTCATTGCTTCTTGCAGGGCTTTGACAGCTTTCATGTAGAGGATGCTGTATTTTAAAGCCTTAGTCGTAGTGCCTAAGTCATTGTTGTCTTCGTCTACGTCAGGTGTCTCAATGACAAGTCCTGACATCCCGGCTGTTTCGACTTCCTGTGCAACAAGGCCAAGACGCCACAAAGCATCGCTGTCGCCTTTATTGGCAACATCCTCTTTCATCTTGTATTTGCGGACGATTAGCGCCTTGATGTCATCCCACTGTGAAGAAGCATCAGCAATCTGTTCTTTTACTTTCTGGTCGGAAATTGCGCCATAACTGTTGTCGTGGTTCTGAACATCGCCATCGTTTAAGATACGCATCCTTGTTGCAGCGCCATCTCTACACTCAAAGAAATTTTTGTTGCCGTTGTCGTCTGAATTGTTCAGGAAACGAACCAGCAAACCATTTGGGCCTGTTGATGCTTTGTTTTCAATGATAGCCCCATAGGCGTTAGAAGTATTCCCGTGAAACTGCCAATCACCACTTGAACGAAAATACGCACGGGCATTGCCATCGCCATCTGACAGCACGATGTTGTTGTCGGATGTGCGGATGTCTAGACTGTCTTGATTGCCGTTATAGCTGCCGATGATGGTGTTCTTTGAGCCAGTGGTCACTGTGCTACCACATGAACGACCTAGAAAAGCATTGTAGGTGCCTTCGGTCATCGCACCAGCGGCGTTGTAGCCGATAACAGTGTTTTGACTTCCAGTTGTTATAGCATCGCCAGCTTCCCCCCCAACAGCCACGTTTTCCGTGCCAGTGGTGTTTGATTTTAATGCCCGATAACCTATGCCCGTGTTGTTGCTTGCCGTAGTATTTGCCTTCAATGCCTCAAAGCCTACCGCAACATGACTAGACCCTGTAGTGTTTGTCGTGAGTGATGAGGTGCCAACAGCAGTGCTTTGATTTCCGGTAGTGTTTGCAGTTAATGCGGCATATCCAAAAGCACTGCTTTGGTCGCCAGTAGTGTTAGCGTCAAGGGATTCATACCCGACTGCCGTTAGCTTGGTTCCAGTGGTATTTGTTAATAACGCAGAGTGGCCCACTGCAACATTGTCAGATGCAGTAGTGTTTGCGCCAAGTGCGTTGACGCCGATTGCTATGTTGGTTGTGCCGGATGTGTTTGCATCAAGTGCGCCTTTTCCAACGGCCACGTTGCTTCCGCCAGTGGTGTTAAGGAGAAGAGCATCACCACCCACCGCCGTATTATTTGCACCCGTAGTAGTATCACGCAATGCACGATATCCGATGCCAGTGTTTTCTACCGCTGTAGTATTAGATTTTACAGCATGGCGGCCGACTGCTGTAATTCTGCCCGTAGTGTTTGCGCCACCAGCGTCGATGCCCACTGCTACCGATTCTGCACCAGTAGTATTTGCATCTAATGCGCCAAAGCCGATAGCCACGTTGCTTTCGCCAGTGGTGTTAAGAACAAGAGCATTGTAGCCAACCGCAGTATTGCTGTTTGCGGAAGTGTTTGACCCAAGTGCATTACGTCCGACTGCTGTATTGTTGGCACCGCCTTCGTTATCAGACAGCGCATTGTTACCAATCGCAGTGTTAGCCCCACCGCTCAGACTACCGTCATCAAGTGCCTGATTACCCAGTGCGACGTTCTCTGTGCCTGTCGGAAAGTTGCCGTCCAGCTTGATTGAACCGCCGTCTATAGAAAGCGTCTTATGTTGGTCTGCTAAATCTCTTGCGCGTGTCATCGTATCAACCACTCCTCTACATCACTGGATATGTCACGCAGTTTAATCCACCTGTCGCCAGTAGGCTGACCTTTACGCATACGCAACTTACCCATCATGCCAACAGCATCCCACTCCTTGCGTTCTTCTCTGGGGATATAGGTAACAGATGGGTCAAAACTACTGCTTTCTTTCGGCCTTGTCTGATTTGATGTGACCACTGCATCGTCTGGG